ACTGAGCTTAATAACCGATTCCATTATACTTTACAGAAATATAACTTGCTCCAATTTTGTAACTAGTACATGTAATATATTTACTAATGTTAGTTTATTATCTTATTTATATGTTAAGACTTTCTTTATTAAAGATGAGAGATATAATGCTGTTAAATGGAAAGTTCTTTCTAATAAGATAGCTTCTTCGGTACCACCATTATTATTAATAGTTATTATCAGTGCCGCTTCGGCTAAGATGTTACTTCTTAGTTATAAGGTTGCTAAAAGTGTCTTATCTGAAGGAATATCACAAAAAGGAAATTATAATGCTGAAAATATCTACAGAACTGTTTGTGATAATGAAAAGCAATCATGCTGTATATTCCCATTACCTTCTAAGAAAAGGAATACTGATATGGATTATGATGAAGTTGAAAATATTACACCTATGATAGTAGGTAATGAACGCAATTATAATAAAATAGAAGAATTACATGCAACCATACAATCTAATGTACGTTATGCTCGTATTCGTTTTACTAACGATAGTAGTACAACCACTAAAATACTTGGTATATGCAATGATTATGCATTGGTTAATATTCATTGTATTAAAAGTGAAATATATAGTGTACATCTTTCTACTTCTAAAGATATTGCCTCAGGTATAGTTAAAGCTAACTTGAAACAGCAAGATTTTAAAAAAGTAGGAGAAGATATATTTTTGGTTAGGATAATTGGAACTTTCTTCAAAGATATAACTTTTGCTATTGCTGATATTAGGGATACTTTTGTTAATCTTGATGGAATGTTTATGAATAAGAAGATTATTGTTAAGCAAGTTCGTGAAGAGATTCTTCCAGTTAATGCTAAGGAGATGTCAGTTACATACCCATTTAAATATCTATTTCCAGAACATGCAGCAGGAGACTGCGGTAGTCCTTTATTAGCTACATATGGATATAAAACTTTTTTAGTTGGTATTCATTGTGCAGGTACTAATGAATATGGCTATGCTTGTAAAATAAATAAAACACAATTTGATGATGCTCTAAAAGAGTATCAATCAACTAATATTTTAATTGATATTACTTCAGAAGGTAGTTTCAGATTAAAAGACGAAGGAACTATAGTTAATGTTTCTCCACGTAGTCCACTAGTGTATGAAGATATTCCATCATTATTAGTTTATGGTAATATTAGTAATTATTCTCCCATCTCACCCAAAAGTACTTTAACAAAAAGTATTTTATTCAATTATGTTGATGAATTAATTAATGTTTCTCCGCTTTTAGATGGACATCCTAAATATCTAGCTCCTAAAATGAGATCTTTTAGAAGAGATGGTGTTTTTTATTCTCCTGAAAATAATTTTGTCAAAAAAGTAGGGGTTATAACTTCAGCTTTAGATAATTCTATTATGGAGAATGTTATTATAAGTACTACATGTAATCTTCTCTACAAACTCAAAAAAGAAGGAGTTATATCCCTCAATCCAGTTCCATTAGACATTGCCCAAAACGGTTTTCCAGAAAATTTCTATTATAGATCAATGAAAAACATTACTTCTGGTGGATTTATGTTCACCGGTAAGAAAAGTAAATATATTGATTTTACTCCTAAAGATTTTAAGAAAGATGCTGTTACTCCTAAACCAGAAGTATTAATTCAAGTTCAGGAAATAATAGATTCTTATCTTAAAGATGAGACTTCACATTCAATAGTCGGAGCTCAACTTAAAGATGAACCTAGAAGTTGGGACAAAGTTATTAAAGGAAATACTCGTATGTTCGCTATGTCTTCTTATGATATGACTCTCGTAAATAGAATGTATTTATTGCCTTTTTATAGTATGATGTGTGAACATCGTGATATTTTCAGTACTAAAATTGGCATTAATATGCATTCTGATGAAGTCGACAAAATGTATAATACTCTAAAGAATTTTTCATCCAATATCATGGAGGGAGACTATGGTGGGTACGATACCAGTATGCCAATAGGTATAGGTTTTATGTCTAACTCTGTTGTTTATACTGTTTTGAAAAAATTAGGTTACAATGACCATTCATTACAAATTGTTAAAGGAATTTTGACTGAAAATTTATTTCCTACGGTTGTATTGAATGGTACAGTGTTTACTCCACCTGGTTTTCAACCATCAGGTAAGTATGCCACTGCTGAAGACAATTCTCTGAGAGGTGTCATTTTATTGAGATATGCTTTTACAGTGATGTGCACACCTCTTGGCTATGAAAATGCACTTAATTTGACTACTAAATTTAATGTACGTGATTTTGATGATCTTCTTTTACCAATAACTTATGGAGATGACATGTTGTGTGGAGTCAAAGATGAGTTAGCACCTTATTTTAATAATATCACATATGAGAAGTTTGTTAGAGAAGTTTACTACATGACATTTACGACATCGGATAAAAAAGAACAAACTGAAAAGTTTGTCAAAATTGAAGATATCTCCTTCTTGAAACGTACTTTCAGATACCATTCGTTAATGAAGCGAATCGTTGCACCACTAGATAAAGATTCTATTATGAAAAGCTTGTGTTATTACTTACCATCTAAAGAAATTTCACCTGAAGATCAAATAGTACAAACATGTGTGAGTGCTCTTAATGAATTATTTTTTCATTGTGACGAACAAGGTACCTATGATACCTATAGGTGTAAAATCATAACTAAATTAACTGACTTGACTAGGTTCAGTATATCTGATTTGGAGCCCTTGTTTAAAACTTGGGATACCTTATTGGATAAATATAGTCAAAATTAGTTTTACTATCTTTTACTTATAAAAGATAACACTCAGTGCCAAATATACTGAATATTCAATCACTTTATCAAACCATAAGATGAATATTTACAGGAAACACTGTTATAAGAG